ATTAAATAAATAAATAAATAAAATAAATGGTTTGGTGATATAGAATAAGAAAACAAAACTATATTATAATAACACAATATTTAAATACATAAAAAATAGAAAGTTGACTCTTTCCTCATTATATTTATTATAATATTTTTTTTATTTCAAATGAAATGAAAGAATAAAACCTTAAAAATTATATAAAAAAAAAAAATTTTATAATAAAGAATATCAAATTTATAAAATTTAAATCGAAAAATTTAGGAAAAAAAGTGTGTTGTTAAAAAAATTCAAAAAAAAATATCCAAAGAATTTTTAATTCAAAATCACATACAAAGTAATTCTATTGATAATTTTAGATATGGTCTTTTTTTTGATGGTGAGTTAGTAAGTGTTATGACCTTTGGTAATAAAAGAAAATCATTGGGTAATAATAAAATAAAGACTGGTGAATATGAGTTAATTAGATTCTGTAATCTTAAAAATGTTATCATTGTTGGTGGTTTTTCTAAATTGTTATCTTATTTCATTAAACACAAATCACCAAAAAAAATAATAACTTATGCTGATATTAGATGGTCAGGTATAGACCCTGAAAAAACAGTATATCATAAAAATAATTTTACATTTATGAATAATACACCACCTAACTATTGGTATGTTAACAGTAAAAACTTTTTAAATAGATATCATAGATTCACCTATAGAAAGGATGTTTTAGTAAAAGAAGGTTTCGATAAAAATAAAACTGAGTGGGAAATTATGAGAGAAAAAGGATTTGACAGAATTTGGGATTGCAGCTCAATGAAGTTTGAGTTGGTTTTAAATTAAAAAACCCCCACTTTTGATGGGGGTTTGTCTTAATTAATAAAGTATTAGATGTTCTCAAATGATGCACCTGTTGGTGTAATATAGAATGTTATGTCAATAAATTCTAACGACCTTGTTGGTTTTATATAGATTTTACCCGTCATTTGATTTCTATCTAAATCTGCGGTATCTGAAGATACTGTTACACGGAAGTCGTATAAACCACGGTCTCTTCTGATTGCATCTAAGATAGGATTAACAGCGTCTAAGAAATCTTGTCTTACTTTAGCGTCGTTTTGTTCAAACAACAATCTAACTGACACCGCGGAAATCAATTTACGAGCCTGTAATAACAATCTTCTAACATTGATTCTATCAAGTGCTGATTGTCTAATTTGAAGTGTTTTGTTACCCCAAATTACAGTACCGATATCTGAGAATGTTGCAATAGGGTTAATTCTACCTTGATACAATATGTCTCTATCTTCTTGAGTTAACTTCTTACGAGCTTTAATTGAATTAACAATACCACGAGTGTAACCAGCTGCTGCAAACCAAGGGAATGCAATATTATCGGTTAATGCCAAGTTTCTTGTTACTTCAGCAGTTGGTGGTAGGTAAATTTGTGTGTTATTTACACTATCACGAGTTAACACCCAAGGATAGTAAGTTGCCGTGTAGTTAGAATCAATACCGGTAGTGTCTAGATTATCAACCGCTTCTTGTGGGTAGATTAAATCTAAGTTACCTTGTGTTGATGGTACAAACATATTGTAGTCAGGTGTAGTACAAATATATAATGAGTCAGCTCTATCGTTCTCAATCATATCAATACCACTTTCCACAAGGTCAGAATGATTAACATAATCAATACCTGGTGTAACAAATATGTTAATATTAACAGCTTCAGGGTTAGCGAAAGTTCTTTGACCTAACAAATATGCGTAGTAGTCAGTATTTGCATAATCTTGAGTATTATCACCAACAGTAATCTGTTTGAATGCTCCCCAACCTGTAGCTGTTGGGTATTTAATAGAAGGACAAGCTCCGTTTAAGTATCCATTTCTACCTAATTTAAATCTGTCTTGGTTTGTTCTATATTCTCTATAGATGTCCCATCCGTCAAAACCACCTTGACACAGTAATGTGAATTTACGAGCAAAAAGTCTGTAGTATGGGTTTGATTCGTTATCAGGGTCTGAAGTAAATGGTGCACTACCAACATAGAACGCTGGAGTACCACTTGTTACAAACGCATTTGGTATTGTAATACCACTCGCATTTATGTCCATATGGAATCCTCTACTTCTGAACAACCAATTCTCACCTGTAGAATCAGAACAAACATCCAAAGGTAATTGTTTTCCTTTATATGTGTAATAATCAACGTCTATACCGATTGTGTCTGATATACCCAAATAAGTTCTACGAACATTATCACCACCACTTCTTGTTATATCATCAGCACCTGACGATAAACCAAACGGTGGGTTATAAATCACTTCGCCAGGGAAATCATATTTAGATTTAATGATTGGGAACGGAGGTCTAACACCCGCATACTCTCTAAAATTAAATCCCTCAAAACCACAAGGTAATGCGTCAACTGGTGCGTCCTCATTGATTTCAATCATTATAAACTTAGAGTTTAATTGATATTCACCATCTGAAGTACCAATCTTTTTGGCGATGAATGCATTATCATTAGGATTCATATTACAGTTTGTAAATTTCTCCAAAACAACAGGATTAGAGTCAGAATCAAAGAAATCTCTAACTAAAACATCAAAAGTTCCATTATTAAATGAAATGTTAGTGATTGATAATTTAACCTCAATATTTGCAGCATCACCGTCAGCGATTGTTGTAAACTTGAATAGATTGTAAACTTTATTACCTCTCAATTCAGATACAACCCAAGGTGATGTTGGCGATTGATATTGTTCTAAATACCAAGCTATAGATGTTGGGTCGTTACCTTGTCTTGCGTCAGGTAAAGCGGTTAAATCACAATTTAAACCTCTGATAAATCCTTTTCTCCAACCATAATTTAATAAAGCTTGGAACCTTTCTTCAACAAACAAAGGAACAACAGTTCTTGGTTTTGCAAAGTTTGAAGTTCCAAATACTTTTGGTAAGTATTCAGGGTCTGAATTTTGGAATGAAGTTTCAAAGAAGAAATTTTCTCCGTCTTTATTTGTAACATTTAACCCAAATGTTGAGTATGGGTTTTTGGTAACACCTGAATATTGACCAGTACAGTTCATCGTAACATCAGTTAATCCTGATACTTCGTACACTGGACCATTATCAGTACTGTAGGTCGCCAATCCTCTTGAACGAAGAGTTGCGATAACCAAGTCGTCATAATCTGTAAATGCCGTACCTGAGAATACATAAATTCTACCAATTAATGTTCCTGTATAACAATTAACAGGTGCTGCGGTGGTAGTTGTTGTTGTACTAGTTGGTGTTGGTGTAACACAAGGGTTCGTAGTTGTAGTTGTTGTAGTTCCCGTTGATGTTGTTGTAGTTGTTGTACTAGGAGGTGTTAATGTTAATCCAGTAACAATACTCCAAAATGAATATCCTGTATATGCTGCGCTACCCAAATTGTCAAACAAGGCATAATACCAAGGGTCGTTTTGTGGTGCAGAATAATCAATAACTGAAGCGTCAACACTATCAACACCAAATACATTTGTTTCGTCTGTAAAAATAGGGTTAAATGCATTATAAGTGTCACCAGAGATGGCACCGTAATAATATATTGATGTATTTTCCAAATTGTTATCATTTAATATGTCAAAAATTTGGTCTTGCATGTTAGTTCTTAGTGTTGAGGTACTACCATCAAACAACTCATAAGTAATGTCAATTCTATTTGCAATTATTGCCGGAATTTGTGTAGAATCTAAAAATCCAATAGAATTTATACTGTTTGTACAACCTGAAAAGTCAATTGCAAAATCAATTGTTAAATAGTCGTTACAAACTGGGTCGCAGTTTACCACAGCAGGGTCCTCACAATAAAAATCTATTGTTGACGGGTCAACATTGGCTTTAGTTGTAATAGTCCATGATGGGCCAGCATCATAACCTGATAACCCCAAAATTCTAGTTACGAACAATTGGTTAGATTGTTGTAAATAAGCTTTTGCTATATAAGCAGCTTCATACTTTGGAATTTGTGTGTTGATAAATTTTTCAGGTGAAGTGCCACCGAAATATGCTGTGAATTCATCGAAATTTCTAATGAAAATTGGTTCAAAAGCTGGACCTTTCAATGTTTCACCGACAATACCTAGTGTCGTAACACCCACACTTTGTGATACGAAACTTAAGTCTACTTCGGAAGTATAAACACCTGGTGATACGAAAACTTTGCTATTAGACATTTTTTTTTGTGTTTAAATAATTTATTTAACAATAAATATTAAGTAATAACACAAAATACTTTACTTATAGATAAGTATGTATAAATAGAGTAGAATAAATTCTACCTTTTTTCTACTATGGACAAAAAGGGTAAAACAATAAAAAATCTGAAGATATCAATAGAGGTTCATAATATTCTAAAAGATTATTGAGAAAAAAATGGTATAAAAATGTACCGATTTTTGGAGAGAATGATTATAGAAAAATGTAAGGAAAAAAAAGACATTTATGGTGATACCTAAATTACTTTAGAAACTAAATTTATTATACTTGGTAAAAGAGGGTCATTTTTAACAACTTCTATTTTCAAAACATCATTTGTATTTAATTTCACAATATTTACATCACTTCCATAAAAATCATTATTTATATAGACATCGTAACTAGAAACGTTAGTTGTCAATCCGAAAGTTATATCTGTGGTATAGTTAAATCTTTCTGTGAGTAAAGTTACACCAACATTAAACGTTGCATCAATTTTTACGTCATCATTAGGTAATCCAGTACGTTTACCTCTACTTACACTTCTTGTTTCAGTTTCTAAAACCTGTAAAACTCTACTTATAGCAGGACTAACCTCAAATTCATTTTCATCAATCAAAAAACCTAACATCGTAAACTCATAACTTTGGATATAATACTTCCTCTTTTCAGTGTCCATAATCGATTCATCAGTAATATTACCCATAACAATTGGGATGTAGTGTCCCTTGATTACAGTGTAGGCTTGTCTTGATGAAAACTTCTCAATAATAATTTTATTGAAGGAATTAAGTTCCCTCATTCTATTACAAACTATTTTAATTTGATAAGTGATATCAACTGGTACTGGTTGAGGAATCTTATAAACATCCATACCAACTCTATTACCATCCCAAGTTGGTACTTGAGCATAAAAAAATAATTTTCTATTAGGTATAGTATATTGAGTCGAGGGATTTGTACCATATTTTACTTCAGGACTTCTAATTACTCCAATAAATGGTGGTTCAACATTTTTATCAATGTTTTGAAAATCCCAAGTTTGAGTAAACTGAGCCCAGTTTTGTGTGGTAATTAATATATCAATATTTGGTACAACTTTACCTTCAACAACTAATTTTAGGTCATTTTTCACGAAAT